CGCGGGGCAAGCGGCTGCGCGCCGAGCCCGTGGCCGCTGCTGCCGGAGGCGCGCGTCAGCGCCGTCAAGGCGGCACGGAGCGCCGATGCGGCTCTCGTTCGCGCGATGCGGGCGGCGGCGCGTCTTTTCCGAAGCTGAAACCTTTCACCCCCCGAACGGAGAAACCCATGTCCCTCTGGATGAACGACCTGCCGCGCGTCGGCGCCTCGCTGAAGGAACCGGAACGCAAGAGCGCGCCCGATGCCAAAGGCGAGCGAAAGAGCGCCGATGCGACCGGCGCCGAAATGCGCGAGGCGATGGACGAGCTGCTGACGTCCTTCGAGGCCTTGGCGAAATCGAGCGCAAGGTGGCGGCCGATCCGCTGACCGACGAGAAGCTCGCCCGCATCGACCGCGCCCTCGACCGGCAAACGAAGAAGGTCGAGGACCTGGCGCTGGCGGCGGCCCGGCCCGAACTCGGCGGCGAACGCGCCGGCCCCGCCGCGGCGCGCGAACACAAGCGCGCCTTCGAACATTATGTGCGCAAGGGCGAGGCGCATGAGCTGCGCGGGCTGGAGGCGAAGGCGCTGTCGACGCAACCCGGACCGGACGGCGGCTACCTCGTGCCGGTCGAGACCGAAAGGCTGATCGACCGCATCGTCTCGGAAGTCTCGCCGATACGCGCCATCGCCGGCGTCCGCCAGATCGGCGCCGCGAGCTACAAGAAGCCGTTCACGACCGGCGGCCCGCAAACGGGCTGGGTCGGCGAAACGGAAGCGCGCGCGCAAACCGCGACGCCGACGCTGTCGGAAATCGAGTTTCCGGCGATGGAGCTCTACGCGATGCCGGCCGCGACCTCGACGCTGCTCGACGACGCCGCCGTCAATATCGACCAGTGGCTGGCCGAAGAGGTGCAGACCGCCTTTGCCGAACAGGAAGGCGCCGCATTCGTCGCCGGCGACGGCGTCAAAAAGCCGCGCGGCTTCCTCGACTACGAGATGGTGGCCGATGCGAGTTGGGAATGGGGCAAGCTCGGCTTCGTCGCGACGGGCGCGGCCGGCGCTTTCCCGGCGACCAATCCGTCCGACAAGCTGATCGACCTCATCTATGCGGTGAAGGCCGGCTACCGCGCCAATGGCCGCTTCGTGATGAACCGCGCCACGCAATCGGTGATCCGCAAGTTCAAGGACGTCGATGGCAATTATCTCTGGCAGCCGGCGCTGGCCGCCGGTCAGCCGCCGACGCTGCTGAACTATCCGGTGACGGAGGCCGAGGAGATGCCGTCGATCGGCGCCAATGCGCCGGCCATCGCCTTCGGCGATTTCAAGCGCGGCTACCTGATCGTCGACCGGCTCGGCGTGCGCGTGCTGCGCGACCCCTACAGCGCCAAGCCCTACGTGCTGTTCTACACCACCAAGCGCGTCGGCGGCGGGGTGCAGAACTTCGAGGCGATCAAGTTTCTGAAATTCGCCGAATAGGAGGAACGAGATGCGCGACATTCATAGCGGCATCGCCACCGTGCAGACCCTCGACCCCGCGCTGACGACCGCCACGCGCTACGGCGCGCCGGTCGACCGCAAGGGCTTCGAGGCGGTGGAGCATATCGTCTGCATCGGTGCGACCGGCGAGGAGCTGTCGCCGGAACGCGCCATCGCTTGCGCGATCGAGGTTTCGGAGAACGGCGGCGACTGGCAGCCGGTGACGGCGCAGCACGAGGTGCTGGGCGGCCCGCTCGGCGAGGACGGCATTTTCGCCGTCATCGACGATGTGGCGGGCGACCAGCGCGACTACCGGATCGGTTATGTGGGCCCGGCGCGCTATACGCGCGTCGCGGTCCGCCTGACCGGCACGCATGAGGACGGCACGCCGATTGCGGCGCTGGCGCTGCTGGCGCACGCGCATCTGAAGCCGGTGACGCCATGACGCTGGCGCTTCTGACAGGCCCGGCCGCCGAGCCGGTGACGCTGGCGGAAGCCCGCGCGCATCTGCGCCTCGACGGGACGGAGGAGAACCCGCTCGTCGAGGCGCTGATCGCGGCGGCCCGCGCGGCGCTTGAAGCCGAGACGCGGCGCGCCTTCGTGACGCAAAGCTGGCGGCTGACACTGGACGACTGGCCGGCGGACCCCGTGCGGCTGCCGCTTGCGCCGGTTGCCGCCGTGACGGCGGTGAAGGTCGCAAGCCTCAGCGGCGCGATGCTGCCGATCGATCCGGGCTTCTACGAAACCGACCTCGCCGGCGAACCGCCGCGCCTTGCCGCCAAGCGCGGTCAGGCCTGGCCGAAGCCGGCGACGCGGCTGGCGGGCATCGCGGTGGATTTCACCGCGGGCTATGGCGCCGCCGCCGATGTGCCGCTGCCGCTGAAACAGGCGCTGCTGTTTCTGGTCGCGCACTGGTTCGAAAACCGCGAGCCGGTGGGCCTCGGCAACGAACTGCCGCGCACGATCACGGCGCTTGTCGCGCCCTACAAGCGGGTGCGGCTGTGAACGCGGGCGCGATGCGCGAGCGCGTGACGCTGCAGGTGCCGGTCCGGACGCCGGACGGCGCCGGCGGCGCGGATGTGACGTGGAGCGACGTCGCAACCGTCTGGGCGAGCGTCATGGCGCTGTCGGGGCGCGAGCGACCC